GATATGCTTTACATATTTGGCATTAGGGAAAGCATTTTTTACCTCACCCCAAGCCCATGCCCAACTCAAATAAGTCAGGCCATTCTTTTCTTCGGTATGATCCGAAACATCAACCTTGGATAAAGTCTCCCAAACACTGCTCATACTATATCTCCTTTGAACTGTGAGCAAAAATTAGCGACACCGCAGTAATCGCCATGACATCGGACATATTCACCTTGTCGGTGTTCTATCTCCAAATTTGTTTTATCTTTCATAAATTCTTCTGCTGAGGTTTCGTTATCAAACACCCTCTGCGCTCTTTTGTTACCCTTCTTTTTTACAGCCCAAGCCTCGCCACGCTTCCATCTTTCTTCATCACTGCAATCTGGGAAGGTGTGTGCCAAGTCAAAATTAATCTGAGCATCCTGATGCAGGGCAACGCGATTATTGATATAATCAATCCGCTTTGTATCAGGCCACAAGGGTATATCAATCAATGCCACTGGTGCTTGAGGGTAGTCCTCTCTACGTTCTGCCTCACGCCTGTTCCAATCTCTGAGTATAGCGCATATCTGTAGAGACTTAACTTTCATTCCCTTCGTTTTTTGCGCTAGGAATGCATAACAGTTTAACTGTTGCTCCCATTCAATCTTTCCGTGAATAACAGACCACACACTGGTAACCTTGTAGTCGGTGATGCTGATGGAGTTGCCTTCGATCTTCTGGTGATCAACAGCGCCTGACAACACCCAGTCATTTACTTTGGCGTACAGACGCTCCTCAAGAGTGACGTTCTCATCATCTGATGCGCTTTCAAGAATGTGATGAACGGCTGTTCCAAACAAAGGCCAAATCATATCTGCCGCATCTGATGTCATTTCAGCAGAGCGAGCCTCTCGTAATAATCTTACGCGAGGACTATCTATTAAAGTGGTGACAGAGATATCGGATTCGCCCTTGCTGTATTTGTCATTACGAGCAAAGTTGACGAATGAGGCAGGTAGGTTATGATTGTTTGTAATTTGCATTTAAGTCTCCCAACTTCAATTACCTATATGGCACTTATATACAGTATTGTCAATAGGTAGGATGGATATTAAATATGGCTAAAAAAGTACATCAATTTCAGATACTTGGAGAACCAGCCAGCAAGGCCAACAGCAGAAAGATCGTAAGACTCAAGGGAAGACCCATATCAATAAAATCTGACAAGGCACGAAAATATGTAAAGACATTTTGTGATCAATGTGAAAAACTTGACGAATTATTCAAGTCGGATGTATGTGTTGAGATGTTAATTTATTATTCTTCAAGAAGGCCAGACCTTGACGAGAGTTTAATTTTAGATTGTATGCAGGGGCTTATCTACGAAAATGACAGGCAAGTTAAACAGAAGCATATATACTGGTCGCTTGACAGAGACTGCCCCAGAACTCTCATCAGAGTGTCGCCTCTGGAGACAGGTAGTATCCCAAGCTATTTCAGATGCGTATCTTGAAGACTTAAAACAAAAAGATTCAGTCTCTGAATGGATTTATTCGCCTGACTTCGACACAGTATGCGATCTTGCCTCACTAGACACACCAAGAATGAGAAAAAATTTTATAGAAATTTTATCAATGAAGCCAGCCTTAGCGAAAATGAAAGGCAGAATGATCAAGCATTTATTAGAAAGAGAATAAGTTATATATAACTAATATATTATAACCATATATATTATAATATATATATTATAAACACTATTCACGAACAAAATAATCTCAGTCAACTATGGGGTTGACAACATTTTCTCCTGAGAATATCGTGGTTGCTGTTCTATGGAGGAACATATGAAAATTGAAAATTCTATCATTGGCACAGCCCATAAACTCGGTGCTGGTCAACACAGGGTTCAGTGTCCTTTTTGCTCTTCGACAAGAAGAAAAAAAGGCATGAGAGACCTTTCCCTGAATATTGAAAAAGAACATATTTTATACAACTGCCATCATTGTTTGGAGACAGGCAAAATAAAGTTGGAAATCCACAAAATCAAAACTAGGAGAAAGCCAGTGCAATTAGCGGTTAAGCATGATTATAAAGATTTATCTGAAAACTCAATCGCTTGGTTACGCAATCGTGGCATCTCTGAAGAGACAGCAAAAAAAGCAAAATTAAAAACATCCAAGACTTACATACGCGCAGTAAACTCTGAGACTGAGTGCGTTGTTTTTCCATACACAAATCAAGGTCAGCAATACGCAGCAAAAATAAGAAGTTTGTCTGACAAGGGATTTTCTTGCAACGGCAGTCCACAATCATTTTTTAATGTAGACAACGTGGCGACAAATGACGATCTGATTATTTGTGAGGGGGAGATGGACGCTTTGTCGTTCATGGAAGCTGGTTACGATAGCGTGGTAAGTGTGCCGAATGGCGCGGTGATGAAGGTGGTGGACGCAGATGTTGACCCAGAAGAGGACAACAAATTTAAGTTCTTGTGGGATGCAAAAAAGAAAATAGACCTAGCCGCGAAAATAATAATTGCGACAGACCACGATAGTGCTGGACAGGCAATGGCAGAAGAGATTGCCAGACGCATAGGAAAGGACAGATGTTGGAAGGTTGAGTTCCCAGAGGACTGCAAGGACGCGAATGATGTCCTTGTGAAGCACGGCAAGAAAAAACTGGATGACATTACTGCATTCTGTAAGCCTTGGCCTGTTGCTGGTCTATATGATGCCGCTCACTTTTATAAACAGCTTGATGACATCTATGACAACGGCATGGGTTCTGGGGCAAAGACTGGTTACCCGAATGTCGATGACCTTTACAGCGTTGTGGAAGGACAACTCACGGTTGTTACTGGTCACCCATCATCAGGCAAGTCAGAATTTATTGACCAAATTATGATAAATCTTGCTTCGCGGGAGGATTGGAAGTTTGGTATTTGTTCGTTTGAGAACGAACCACGAATACACATAGCCAAGCTGATCAGTAAATATCTTGAAAAGCCTTTCTTCGATGGTATGACACCACGAATGACAAAAAATGAATTGGAACGGGGTAAAGCGTTTATTCAATCTCACTTCTCTTTTGTCTATCAGGCTGATGGTTCGATGGCTACAGTCGAGGGAATTATTGAAAGGCTGAAGGTTGCGGTGATGCGGAATGGCATCAAGGGCGCGATCATTGACCCATACAACTACATAGCCAAGAGCCGTGACATATCAGAGACAGATTGGATTTCAGATATGCTTACAAAGCTGAGGGTCTTCGCTCAGTCGCATGGGATACACCTCTGGTTCGTGGCACACCCAACAAAGATGATGCGCGATCAGAACGGCAAGATACCGCCACCAAAGGGCTATGATATATCAGGATCTGCCGCATGGTTTGCCAAGGCAGACGTAGGGCTTACAGTCCATCGTCCAGACCCAAACAAAACCGAAAGCCAGATCCATGTATGGAAGTGCCGCTTTTCATGGGTAGGCCAGCAGGGTCAGGCAAGCCTGTATTTCAACCCTGTCACATCGACATACACACACGAACTTGATGATCCATTTTCAGATATGCCAGAGCCACAATACGATGCGGCAAAGTATGGGGAGACACCATTTTGACTAGATTAGGAAAACAGTTACTGGAAGAGGCGGCAGTCGTGATTGATGCCAGAGGTGATCATTATGGTACGCCATTAGATAATTTTACGAAGATTGCCAGACTGTGGAGTGTAATACTCGACATAGAGGTCACGCCCATACAAGTGGGATTGTGCCTTGATGCTGTTAAAACGGCTAGGCTTTGCGCCACGCCTGAGCATTGGGATAGTCTGGTTGATAAGGCAGGATATGCGGCAGCTACAGCAGAGTGCTTGAAGCCAATAGGAACTGATGATAGTAGTTGATCATCTAAAAAGTTTCATGTAACTTTTGTACTTCTCCATAGAACTAAGGGGCGGATCATTAGAACCGCCCCTTTTTATGCGTGGGATGCACACAGAGGGAGATTAGGTGACAGGCTCTGTATGCTTGCGGCAGTCCCACACCG